CAACATAAATCCTATGTTCACGCATCCCATTTTCCATTTTAATATCACCAGATACTTCTTTTAAATCACACCATAGTGTTTTCACATCAGCTAGTGTTGAATTATAACCACCATAGTTATCACTCACCCTAGTTAATCGTTTTAATGTAATACGATTTTTTAGTTTTCCAGCATTCATTATATATACATTGTTCTATATGAACTTAATATGTTTTTAACAGATGTAGGTATTTCAACTTGCCCAAATTTTGAACTGCCTTCAAATACATCGCTCCTATTGTCATAATAAGTTGCTGTTAATTGCAATATAGCTTGTATTAATAAACTATCATCTAACCCACTTGTAACATAAGTTACTTTGACCTTTTCAGAATCGCCCCCGTCCAATTCCATAGTTTCATTATCTAGTCCAATCATTGTGTAATTAGTAGTGGCACTACCATCAATAGTAACACTACTAATACTAGATACTGGCGCAAATGGAATATCAAAAATACCATTAGTAGAATCCAAATAATATGTTCTATTTTTAGCAACAATATCACGACTAATATAGTTCTCACACCAAATACGTGCTTGAGTAATCATTCTGCCAATTAGAGCATCATCAGATGAAGTGTCAATTCTAGCATATAATTTAACGTCAGCTGTAGTAACAATTTCGCTTCCAGTTGTTGAATTAATTTTAACTTGTCGCATCGTCTTTAGTTTCTACTGATTCTTTTTTAAGTTCTTTGGTTTCTTTTTTTGGCTTTGCTTCTTTTGATGCCCAACCCTTGTTTATAAAAACTTTTGCTTTATCATCAGTAACATTTATTTCGTCACCAACTTCATAATTTTTTCCCTTGTTAATCAAAGGCATTAAAACTTTTAATTTCATAACATTATTTTTTGTAAAGATAAAAAAAAAGTGCCACAATATTTTGTGACACTTTTTATCAATGAAAACAATAAAATTAAACAATAACTGCAAAGTTATTAAAATTTTTTGAATATTTACCATTACGTGTAAATTTGAAAGCAGAATTAGTTCCAATGTTTTTTATTATAAAAAAACCATTAAAAACTTCAACCCATATTGCGAAGTAATCAACCTCATTTAACTTGTAATATCTATTAGTAGTGTGTAGGGTTACATGAATACCACGTGGCACAATAGGTTTTGCAGTGGATTTGATTTGAATTTTTTTTAAATCGCCATTAGATAGTTCTAAAATACAATCGTAGGGTGATGCATCTAATAGTGGCATTGATACACGAAGATTGTTTTCCATTGCCATTACAGCAAATCTATATTCAGCTGTGCATCCGAGCATATTACTATTCACGCTTAAATATACAAAAAAACCACGCAAATTATTTTACGTGGTCTTTGGACTAACAATTAAACTAAAAAAACTACTTTTCGTTTGCCATCATTACACTTACAAATAAGACAAATAAAAATGCAAAACCTAATGCATCATTATATAAATATAATTGGCGTAATGAAAATAATAGAAAAGCAATACTTAAAAATGTTTTTATTTTCTTGTCATTCATTTAATTACAATGATTTAACATTACTATAATTGACATTACTATTAGAAATGCTAACGCCATTTGTAATGATTTTAATACGTGGGCTTTTGCATCACTTTTTTCCTTTTCTAATTTTACTAAAAGATGATAATGGTTAACACATTCATTTTTTTGTTTATGCGTAAGGTATTCAAATTTTTCGCCATATTCTTTTTTGGCAATATTGTCTAATATTATACGTTGGTGTGATATTTCTTTCATTTTATTTTTGTTTAGTTATTATTATTTTAGGGTTTCGTAAAGCGTTTTGAATTAAATTCCCGTCTTATTTCTTTTAAGGGTTCT